TGATGCATTTAAAGATGCGCTCGTTAGAAAGACTGGTTTTGTAAAAGTCTTCTGGGATGACAGCATTGTTGCTACCACGCACGAATACACAAACTTAGATCCACAATCCTACCAAGCATTAATCATAGACAAAGACGTAGAGATTGTAGAAGAGTCGGTCACGATGGAAAGCATGACTATGGTTGACCCTGTAAGCGGTGAAGAGATCACCCAAGAAATACCAGCAAGTTATGATCTTACAATTAGAAGATTAAAAGAAAAGAACCAGGTGTGTATAGAAGCTATACCGCCAGAAGAAGTATTGCTATCCAGACACGCGCGGGATCTTGAGTCTTCGTCTTATGTTGCTCACAGAATGATTAAGTCTGTATCTGATTTAGTTGCAATGGGTTACGACCAAGAGGAAGTAGAACAACATGCTGGCTACGGCGGAAGCGCGGTAGATCCAGAAGCATACGAAGAGATAGAAGCAAGAAACCCATTTGATAATATGGTATATCCAAACCGCGGGGATTCAGGCGGTAAAGATGTTTTGTATGTAGAGCATTACTTATTTTATGATTATGACGGAGACGGCATAGACGAAAGAGTTAGAGTTTGCACTATCGGCAACGGTATACATGTTGTCAACGTAGAACCTTGGGACGAACTACCAATATGTATGTTCTGTCCAGATCCAGAACCACACACAGCAATAGGATCATGTCCTGCTGATTACCTAAAACCAATACAAGCAGCTAAGTCACAAATTATGCGTGATACCTTAGACTCGCTAGGTCATTCAATCTTCCCACGCATGGGTATTGTTGAAGGACAAGTAAACATCGATGATGTACTAAACACCGACATAGGGCAACCTATTAGGATGCGTGCGCCAGGAATGGTACAACCATTTGCTGTGCCGTTTGTAGGTAAAGAAGCGTTCCCAGTATTAGGGTATTTGGACGAAGCCAAGGAAAATAGAACAGGCGTATCCAAAGCATCAGCTGGCCTCAACGCAGACGCTCTACAATCTAGCACCTCACAAGCTGTATCGGCTACTATGAGTGGCGCACAAGGAAGAGTAGAACTTATTTGCAGACATTTTGCAGAAGGCGGACTCAAAGACATGTTCAAGACTGTTAATAACCTGGTGATAAAACACCAAAATGCGCAAGATGTGTACAGGTTAAACAATAAATTCGTACCAGTAGATCCAAGATATTGGGATAATGACAAGGATATCGTAGTAAATGTAGCTATATCCAAGTCTTCAGACCAAGAAAAGTTCTCAGTTCTACAGAATGTAGCGCAAAAACAAGAGCAAATCATGCAATTGTTAGGACCTCAGAACCCATTGGTATCATTACAACAATATGCTAATACTTTAACTAAAATGATAGAAATGGCTGGGTTTAAAGACTCATCATCCTTCATAAATACAGAAGTTCCACCAATGCCACCGCAACAACAAGAGGATAGTAAGCCTTCACCAGAGGAAATGCTTGCTCAAGCAGAGATGCAGAAGGCACAGGTTACTGCTCAGAAGGCTATGATTGACGCTGAAACAGATAGAATGAAGATTATCATGGACGATGACAGACAAAGAGACATTGAAGAGGCACAGCTCAAAGTTAAAGTTGTAGAAATGCAAGCTAAATACGGCGCACAGATCAATGTTGCAGAGATAAATGCTATTATGGAAAGAGACAGAGAAAACATGAGGCAAAGTGCAAAAGATCAAGCTCAAGGATTATTTACAGGCAATGTCCCACCACAAAATTTTTGATATTGAAGTGATTGTTGACGATATGGTTTATGTTGGTAAAGAGATACGGGCAAAAGACAGGAAGCATGCTTTAAAAATCATGGCTCTTATGTCTGGTGGCGAAGTTACTCAAGATGCAGAAATAATATATTACGAAGAAAGAGCGGTACACTAATGGCATTAACATATAGAGGCGAACGATTCGCTGGTTATAACAAACCAAAGAGAACACCAGGAAAGTCTAAGAAATTTGCTGTGCTAGCAAAAGTCGGTGATAAGATTAGACTAATAAGATTTGGTGATCCGAAGATGACTATAAAAAAAGACCAACCAAAAAGGCGTAAGTCTTTTCGCGCTAGGCATAAGTGCGATACCAATCCGCCTAGTAAATTAACCGCAAGATATTGGAGTTGTAAAAAATGGTAGACGTATGGGATATGAAATACAAAGGCAAGAAGACAACCTTAAAAGGTAAGAAGGGTTACTCTTCTGCAAAATCACAAGCAGATAAAAAGTTTGGTAAAAAACCATCACTTGTTAAAAACATGTGGATAAGTAATAAAATGAAAAAAGGCAAGTGAAACAAATAGCCAAATTAATAGATAAACTTTTAGA